GTAGGTCGCGGTGGCTCAAAGATAGCAAACGCATTATGTAAATATGATCTTGCTCTAGATCGAGGTTATGTATTTGAGCGTCTTGAACCACATCAAATTGAATCAGGTTATGCAATTAACTGGATTAAAAGCGAATTAGCGAGAATTGAAGATGGAGCAGATCAGACCATTTCCACCGACTGATTTTATTGATCAAGCAGATGAAGAAGAAGCAATAAGACTAACACCAGCTCCAGACCTAAAGAAATGGGTTGTGGCCAACTACTTAACGATAGGTGGGCCTCTTTATAACCCCGATCACGATCACATAGCTGAGCTGCTTCACGATAATGAAGAATTTTTAGCATTTGCTTGGGCCTCTTCTGCATATAAAAGCAAGCAAGCTATGGTATTAGGCCAGTGCGAAAAAGTCATGTTCAATGTTGGTGGCTGGCGCAAAGCTAGACAAGAGCAACAGATGCGAGACTGGTTCGGCTTTGTGCCAACTTACTTGATCACCGTTGATGCTACATTTTGCGACAAAGCAAATGATCGTGAGTTTTGTGCTTTGCTTGAACATGAGCTTTACCATATAGGCGTAGAGCGTGATGAAGACGGCGAGATGATCTTTAGTAGTTCAACAGGTTTACCTAAGCATTATTTAGCTGGGCACGATGTTGAAGAGTTTATCGGTGTTGTTAAACGCTGGGGTGCAAATGAAAACGTTAAGCGGCTTATTGAAGTCGCAAAAAATCCGCCGTTTGTTTCGAATCTTGATATTTCAAGATGCTGCGGAAATTGTGTAATCAATTGAGCCTTTTGGCTCTTTTTTTTGTCCTGTTTGCTGTACGTAGCTGTACGAAGGGGAATTTATGGCAGCACTAAAAGAGCCTGTGAAAATATTTATTGTTCAAGCTCTTGCATGCCGTGATACCCCTCAAGAAGTGGTTGAACAGGTCAAGCAAGAGTTTGGAGTTGATATTAGTCGTAGCCAATGTGAATGCTATGATCCAACAAAATATTCGGGCAGAAACTTAAGCAAGAAATTTGTTGAGCTTTTTGAATCAACCAGAGAGAAATTTGATGAAGGCTTAATTGATATTCCAATTGCTAATAAGTACTACCGATTGAAGCAATACCAAAGACAACTTGAGAAGACTAGAAACGTCAAAACAGCCTTAAAAATTCTTGAGCAAGCCGCTAAAGACATTGGTGGTCAATTTACTAATCGCCAAGAAATTACAGGCAAAGACGGCGGACCAGTCCAAACAGTTAATTCAGAAATTCCAGTTCCAATGGAAGATTACTTAAAAGCGCGGAGGGAAGTCTTAGATGAGTACTGATGCGGCTCGGGATAAAGCCATCCGGATCGAGGCGCAAGAAGATTTATATTTCTTCACAAGGTACATGTTTAAGGAGCGCCGTGGTTATAAATGGATGCAAAATTGGCACCACTTAGAAATCTGCGAAGCTTTAATGAAAGTTTATCGCGGAGAGATAAAGCGGTTAATTATTAACGTTCCACCACGATATTCTAAAACTGAAATTGCTGTAATTAACTTCATGGCCTGGTGTTTTGGTAAGAATCCAGACTGTGAGTTTATTCATATCAGTTACTCGGCAATGCTTGCCGCAAATAATGCATTTCAGACTCGTAATATGGTTCAAGAAAAGGCTTATAAAAAGGTCTTTCCTGATCTTAAGTTACGTGAGGATAGTAAAGCTAAGGATTTCTGGCGCACCGATGCAGGCGGAGTCTGCTATGCGACTGGTACTGGCGGTACCATTACAGGTTTTGGTGCAGGCAAAATGCGTGAAGGCTTTGGTGGTTGCATCATCATTGATGACCCGCATAAGGCCGATGAAGCCAAATCAAAAACTATCCGTGAAGGTGTAATTGACTGGTTCCAAAATACTCTCGAGTCTCGTACTAACTCACCAGAAACGCCAATTATTGTCATTATGCAGCGTCTTCATGAAGATGATTTGGCTGGATGGTTGCTAGGTGATAGAAAAGACGGCATTCCTGTAGCTGGTGGTAACGGTGAAGTGTGGGAGCATCTATGTCTTTCAGCTATTCAGGAAGATGGATCCGCACTGTGGCCAGCAAAACACAATATCCAAAAATTGAGGCTAATGGAGCAAGCCGCACCATATGTATTTGCCGGGCAGTACCGACAAATGCCATCACCGCCAGCAGGCGGTTTTTTTAAGCCCGACAATATTCAAATTGTTGATGCTTTGCCTGCGGATGTATTGAAACAAGTTAGGGCTTGGGATTTTGGGGCTACCGAAAATGAGGGCGACTTTACAGTAGGTGTGCGAGAAGCTCTAGGCGCAGATGGTTTTACTTACATTGTCGATGTAACTAAAGGACAGCTTGGACCTGACAATGTGAATAAGCGCTTAGAACAAACAGCAAAAATAGATGGGAAAAAAGTTTCTGTGCGTCTACCACAAGATCCTGGTCAAGCTGGTAAATCGCAAGCTAGTTCATTTGTGAAGCTTCTTGCGGGTTATAGCGTGATAGCTAAGCCAATTTCAGGTGACAAGCTTACACGGGCACAACCATTTGCGGCCCAAGTTAACGTGGGAAATGTACGTATGCTCAAAGGTGAATGGAATAAGGACTTTATTGATGAGCTTCGTCATTTTCCTAACGGTACACATGACGACCAAGTGGATGCAGCTTCAGATGCGTTTAATGAATTACATGAAGGATTTGAAACCTTCTTCGCTGATATGGGATTTGCTCGATGAGTGATGTAACTTTTCAACATGCTGAATATGTTAAGAACTTGCCATACTGGCAAAAACTTGATGATGTTTGTGAAGGTGAAGATGCAGTTAAGGCTAAAGGTGAAAAATATTTGCCGATGCCAAATGCACATGATAAATCACCTGCAAATAAAAGCGCTTATGAGGCTTATCTTACCCGTGCAGTCTTTTATGAAGTAACAGGGACTACATCAAATAGTTTAGTTGGTGCAGCTTTTGCAACCGATCCAAGTTTTAAATTTCCTCCGGAACTTGCTCATTTAGAACGTAATGCAAATGGTGCTGGTTTAAGTACTTATCAATTGGCTCAAAATGGAATTCGCCACTTATTGAAGCATTATCGTTGCGCTTTATATGTTGATTATCCCGATGTGCCACCAGCTCGTAATCTAGCGGAATTTAAAGCGCAAAAAGCCTATCCAATGATTCATTTACTAAATGCCCTTGATGTAGTGAATTGGGATTCAGTAATGGTCGATAACCAGAAAAAACTTTGTCTCGTAGTTATCCGTGAATTTAGGTCTGAGCGCGGTGCTGATGGATTTAGTAAAACCGAACAAGAGCAATATCGTGTACTTCGTTTAGAGCAAGAGGGTAATGGGGAATATATTTATTCCGTTCAGGTGTATACAAAGGGTGAAAAGGGTAACTGGGTTGGCGGAGATAAGAAGTTTCCAACAGATTACAACGGGAATTTCTGGACCTATATACCTTTTACATTTGTAGGTGCAATTGATAATTCAGAAGAGATTAAAAAGCCTCCATTACTTCCTTTGGCTAATCTCAATTTAGCCCATTACAGAGACAGTGCGGACTTTCAAGAGTCCGTTTTTTATATGGGGCAACCTCAATACTATGCGAAAGGTGTTAATTGGGAGTGGTACGACCAAGCGAAGAAACGTGGCATCTACATTGGCGCGAAAGTTCTTTTGCCTTTACCTGAAAATGGTGGTTTAGGAATTGTACAAGCCGACCCTAATACTCTTGCCCGGGAAGCGATGAAAGATAAGTGGGAAAAAATGAAGGAGATGGGGGCGCGTTTAATTGAGAAGGGTGCTGGGGGTAAAAAGACCGCCACCGAAGCGAATAGTGATGACGCCGTTCAGCATTCAGTTCTTTCGCTCTGTGTCGTTAATATGAATGAAGCCTTGTCAGCAGCATTACGATGGGCTGCTAAGTTTGTAACGCCTAATGTGGATGTTCTAACTAAAGATGATTTGATGTTCGAAATCAGTCAAGAATTTAACAAACAGGGTTATTTAGCTGAGTTAGCTCGACAGTTATTTGAAGCAGCTCTACAAGGCCGATCTTCATTTAAATCATGGTGGGAATACAACCAAACAGGTATGTTCCCTAAACAAAAATATGAAGAAGAGCTTCAGAATGTTGAAGCAGAGCAAGATGGGACTTTAAATCAAAAGGTAGAGTGAGATGGCAACAGATATCAAAAAACTATTTGAAGCACTCACTCAGCACCAGGCCTATCTTTATCGTGCTTCATCAAAAACGGTAAATGAGTTATTGGCTTTATTCAATGATGATACGAGCAAGATGCTATCTAAGCTTCGGGATTTATTGGATGAGCTTAATGAGTCGGAGAAAGTTGCTTTAGCTGGTGGTAAATATACAACTTCAAATTTAAGGGAAATTAGGGATTTGATTGCCCAATGGTTTGCCAGTGTTAATTTAGCATTACCTGAAGCTTTTGCCGTTTCTGCTACGGCGCTGGCTGTTTATGAGGCCAATTACGTAGCTAAGCTCTATGGAGCAAAAATTAATAAGCCTGATGGGGAAAAACTATTCTTATCCGCTAAAAAAGTTCCGTTGGCAGGTGGCGCTCTTGTCGATGATCTGCTTTCAAGAATTGCTGAAAGTGCCCGTCAAAAGGTTGAGTATGCAATTCGAGATGGTATTAATTCAGGCAAAACTAACCAAGAAATTGTTCAGCGTATTCGAGGGAGCAAACGGCTTAACTATGAAGATGGGATCTTAAATGGTACCAAAACTGATATTGAGCGAACGGTAAGAACTGTGCGAAGTCATGTAGCTAATCAAGCCTATCTAAATAGCTTCAACCAAATTGGCTTTGAATATGTCCGATTTGTTAGTGTTTTAGATGGACGAACTTCTAAGCTTTGCGCTTCATTAGATGGTTCAGTGTGGGAAATAAATGATCCGGCAAAGCGAGTGCCGCCGTTACATCCTAACTGTCGCAGTATCTTGGTTCCGGTCGAGAAGGACGGTCAACTTGTTGGCGAACGGCCATTTGTAATGGACGAACGTAGAGTTAAAGACATCCCCAAAGAAGAGCGAAGCCAGTTAATAGGACAGTTAGATGCAAACACCACATTCAAAGAGTTCTTTAAGAAAACAGATGATTTCTTTCAAAGGGAGTGGCTAGGGCCAAAGCGCTTTAAGCTCTATAAAGATGGGAAATTTGATTTTGAAAAGTTCTTTGATCCTGAAGGCCGTTTCTATAGCTTAGATGATTTGAGAAAGTTGGATGAAAAAGCTTTTAAAAAGTTGGGTCTGTAATTTTTCTTATGTTATATTTTTTTAAACATCAGAATTTATACAATATGAAAACAATAGCTTTTGTATGTCTAACCCTAATTTCCATCACTTGTTTAGCTGAACCAAGTCAAAAATATCTTAAAGAATATGATCGATTGTCTGAAGCTTTGGAGTCAGCAATGGCAAATGCATATTCTTTTGATCCTGCAACTGGTCAAGTAAAACAGGCTACTCAAGGTTTAGAAGCTAAAAATAATTTATGTAGAGCTGCCCAGGCGAAACTAAACCTCACCACGTTTTTAAAAGACAATTTAGAGGAATCTAAAGAGCTTTATAAATCTATTGATGGTGCAGAGACTCTAGATAAAAATTATCTTAGTGGACAACAGCAGGAACAACAAAATCTCGTTTCAAATTTGAAAAAAGACCTTGTTGGAACTGGATTTAACTGTGAGTAATTATTGCCGATTACAGGTAATTCTAAACTCACTTAAGACACAATTTTCACCTATATAAGCGCCCAAATGGCGCTTTTGTCATTTATGGAGTTTGGCTTATGAGTGAATCAAAAGTTAGACATTTGGTACTTAAAAGAGTTTCAGATAAATCTTCTCATCTTGCTCTTTGTGACGAGGAAACAGGTATTCCATTAGCTGGATTAACCGCTGTAAAAATGAATTGTAGTGTTTTTGAGGGTCCAGCGACTATCACGGCAACATTTGATGTAGGTGGTCCTCAAGGCATCCGCTTAGTTGGTGATGAACCTAGATCAGAGGTTTGGAATAAAAAGTAAACGTAGCTAAAGGTACTACAAATGCCTGAAAAGCAAATCAATATGTCAGATGCTCAATATATTCTGAGCACAAAATGAATTCTGGTGCCATTTCTTCAAATTAAGGTTTCAAGCCATGGCAATTTATGGTTTTACTTTTGAAAGATTAAAAGCAATTGCACTCATCAAATAGAACTTAATTTTTAACCATAGCACCTTCAGGTGCTTTTTTTGCGAGAAGAAAATGCCAAGCCCTATTATCCAATATTTCCAATATGAACATTTACCTGAACATTTGCAGCAAGTTAGTAAGCCAATTGGTGATTTAGCTCGGCAAATGGATGAGCAACTTCCTGACGGGCCTGAAAAATCCACTGGATTAAGAAAGCTACTTGAAGCAAAAGATGCATTTGTACGCCAAGCTTTAAGTAAATAATCATTTATAGAAATGAAGCGTCCTAAAGGGCGCTTTTTTATTGCCTGCCGAAAGCGGATGCTAACGGCGAATCCGGGCGGATGCCCATTTTGTATATATAGGTTGGATGACCAATGAAACTTAAAACAGTAACAATCGACGGTAAAGTTTATGCGGAAGTAGACGGTGATAAGCCGATCTATATTCATGATGACGGCAAAGAAATGCCACATGATGCACCACACTCGGTAGCAACAATTGCACGCTTAAACAATGAAGCTAAAACACATCGTGAAGCCAAAGAAGCAGCCGAAAAAGCATTAAAAGCTTTTGAAGGAATTGAAGACCCAGCGGCAGCTAAAAAGGCATTACAAACAATCCAAAATCTCGATGATAAAAAGCTGGTGGATGCCGGTGAAGTTGAGAAAGTTAAAGCTGAAGCTATCAAAGCAGTTGAGGAAAAATATGCCCCGATTGTTGCGCAACGTGATGCTCTAGAAGCCTCTTTACATAAAGAACTTATCGGCGGTGGTTTTGCTCGTTCTAAGTACATTCAAGACAACATTGCAGTACCTGTGGACATGGTTCAGGCAACCTTTGGTCATCACTTCAAAATCGAAGAAGGCAAGGTGGTTGCATATGATCCGAACGGCGAAAAGATTTATTCACGTGTCCGCCCGGGTGAACTTGCAAATGTTGATGAAGCTTTAGAGTCATTGGTTGGTGGATACCAGCATAAAGACTTAATTCTTAAAGGTGGTAAAGGAACTGGTGGTGGTTTTCAAGGTGGGGGCAAAGGTGGAGCACCTACTGGAATGAAACGCAGTGAAATGTCTGTTTCTCAGAAAGCAGATTACATCAAAGAACATGGCAATGATGCCTTCCTAAAACTACCGAACTAATCATTAAATATTTGGAGAAAAGTAGTTATGACTACGACAGTTAATTCCGACATGATCATCTACAACCAACTGGCCCAAACAGCGTATTTAGAACGTTTACAAGACAATTTGAATGTCTTTAATGAAGCTTCCAATGGTGCGATTATTTATCGTAATGAAATCATTCAAGGTGACTTCAATAAAAATGCATTCTACAAAGTTGGTGGTAGCATTAAACATCGTGATGTGAACTCCAATGCAAAAGTAACTCCGGAAAAAATCGGTGCAGGTGAGTCTGTAGGTGTAAAAATTCCATATAAATATGGTCCTTATGCATCAACTGAAGAGGCATTTAAGCGCCGTGCTCGTACACCAGAAGAATTTGCTATGGTTGTTGGTTACGATCTTGCAGATGCATTGGTTGCAGGACGTTTAGAGTACAGCTTAGCTTCTTTAAAAGCTGCTATTTCTAGCAATCCCGACATGGTTGCGAAAGGGAGTATCGTTGTTGACGGCCGCAAAGCATTAACTCGTGGTATGCGAAAGTTTGGTGATAAGTTTGGCCGTATTGGTTTATGGGTGATGAACTCAGATACATATTTCGATATTGTCGATGATGCAATCACTAAGCAAATTTATGGTGAATCTGAAATCGTTATCTATGGCGGTTTACCCGGTACATTAGGTAAGCCAGTCTTGGTGACTGATGCTGTAGGGGATAACGATGCTTTTGGCTTGCAGTATGGTGCTGTAACAGTAACTGAATCACAAGTACCGGGCTTCCGAGCTTATGACATCAATGATGAAGAAAACTTAGCAATCGGTATGCGTGCTGAAGGTACATTTAACCTAGATATTCTTGGTTATAGTTGGGATACATCGAAAGGTGAAAATCCTGACCTTACATTACTTGGTTCAAGCGCTAACTGGATCAAATATGCAACCAGCAACAAAATGACAGCAGGTACCTTACTTGATTTATCGGGTACAGCGACAACTGGTTAAAACCTAAAAATTAAAATCTAAGGGGGCTAATAAGCCCTCTTTTTTATTATTAAGAGAAAAGCGCCATGAAGATTATCTATACACGCATTGCAGCAGCTGCTGCATTAGAGACGGGCATTATTGCTAACCCTGACTATTATGAAAACCCAAATTTGAAAGCAAAAGAGGTAATTATTTACGGTAATTATCCAAAGATTCAAAAGGATTATGAAACTTTGGAAGTTCCAGTTGAAGTTCGTAAGTTGGAAGAGCCAGAAAAAACGACCTTGGCCACAGTAAATGTCGCAGTGGGAATTACCCCTGAACTTCAAGCTGTGATGGATGATGCAAAAGCTGAATGTGAAAAGGTGGTTGAAGAAAACACTCAGCTTAAGCAAAAAATTGCCATCTTAGAGCAGGCCGGTGGTAACCAGTCAGAGTTGTTATCTGAGAATTCACGATTAAAAGATGCAGCAGTCTTAGCAGATAAAGCTCTCAAAGATGCTGAAGCTCAAGTTGTCGGTATTAAAGCTGAATTTGAAGCTTTTAAAAACGATATTCCTGCAATGCAAACACGTATTGCTGAATTAGAAGCTGGAAAAGCGGAAGAAAATCCTGCTACAGAAACAGCAGCTAATGATTTTGAAAATTGGTCAAATGATCAATTAAAAGAGTATTTGGCTAGTAAAAACATTGGCTACAAGCCATCTGCAACAAAAGCAGAACTCCTTAAATTAATCCCGAAGGAATAATGCAATGAGCTTTATTACTATAGATGACGCAAATTCAATTTTGGGCAGCGATTTTGCACCAGACAGTGATAAAGCTCGTCTGGTTAAACTGGCAAATGTCTGGATGAAAAACAGAATAGGTTTTGTACCAGATCCTATTGACCCACTTCTTAAGGATGCAGCTTGTGAAATTATCAAAGGAATTCTGGCCAAGGTAATTTATAACGGCAAAGATCAGCAGCTGAAGCGCAAGAAGGTCAAAGCTGATTCTGTTGAGTCAGAAAAAGAATACCAAGATGGATCTGAAGCAATTTCTAGCTTTGAACAGATAGCAATTGATTTTATTGACTCACTTGATTTGAAAGATCCAAATGCAAGTTTTAATGGCTTTGGCATACCTCTTTACAGGGCATGATATGGGCTTACGTGACGAAATTCAGGCAGATATTGCCGAAGCATTTAATGATGATTTAGCGGACGCCGTTCATACCTTTACATGTGAGCGGATCTCAAAAACTAATTGGGATCCTAAAACTGAAACATATGTTGAAGTTAAAGAAAACTATTCTGGCCGAGGTGTACTTTTTGGCTCATACAGTCAATATGAGATTGAGACGCTTGGAGTGCTGGCTACTGATAAAAAAGCAACTGTGCTGCAAAATGAAGTATCCATGACTCCAAAAATTGACGATGAATGGCTAACAGCTTTAGGCTCATTTCGAGTTATCCATATTCAACAAGATCCAGCCAGTACAATCTGGAAATGTCAGCTTCGAAAAGTGTAGGGGCTAAAATGGTTAATCCTGATTATGTTCCTGAATGGTATATCTCGCCTTTTCAACATGTGCAGTACACGCTTGCTCGAAATCAACTACACATGGATTTGTTATTTGAAGATATGGATAAGGCCGATCAATTTTTGGATATGGGAGCGGATGCGCAAGTTAGTACTTTTTCTGATGGTGCATATGCGATTGTCCAGATTGGGGATACATCCGATAAAGATCAAATTCAAGTTTATGGATTGCTTTTACATGAAGCTGTTCATGTCTGGCAAAAGATGAAAAAGCTAATGGGTGAACGAGAACCGAGCTCTGAGTTTGAAGCTTATTCAATTCAGGCGATCGCTCAGGATCTCTTTAAGATGTATGAGGAAAGCGAGGTTAAAAGTCATGGGATGGAAGGGGAAAAAGCCGTCTAGTTTTAGTCTTGATGTGTCTAAAGCAGCAGAAGACCATGTGAAGCATATTGTTATGGATACTGTGCAATCTTTAGTTAATTTAAGTCCCGTCGATACTGGTGCATACCGTGCTTCACATATGGTTTCGGTTGGATCTGGTGACTATGGCATACGTGGACCTGAAACTAACCCAATTCAAGATGCCGCTATTCAAGCCGTGAAGTTTAAGTTGGGCAATTTAGTTTATATCCAGAACAACCAGCCTTATGCAGAGCGCTTAGAAAATGGGTGGTCTGATCAAGCACCACAAGGAATTTACAACACCACCTTTACCTTTATTTCTCAGAAGTATGGCGGCTAAAATGGCAATGACTTTAGAGCAGACAAGGCAAGCTATTATCGATCGTATGCAAGCTTTTACCGGTATTACGCAAGACAGAATCCAGTATCCAAATTTACCAGGCTTTAAGGTTCCAAAGGAAGGTTTGTGGTGCCGCTTAACGATTGCAGGTGGTCCCAGTTTTACTTCTGGCATTGCAGATAAGCCATGTACTCGCCGTACCGGTAATATCATGATTCAATGCTTTGCACGTCCCAATTCAGGAATAATTGAAATCACAAAACTGAGTGATGCTTTGCTTGCCCATTTTGAATATTACTCAATCGATCATCTAGAATGTTTGCAAGGACAATCAATTTTTGTTGGCCAAGATGCTGATTTCATTCAGTATAATGTGACCATTGGGTACAAGGTGAATTGATATGTCATGTATGCTGACTTTAGAAGAAATCGAAATTAAACGGCAAGAACTGGAAAGACATCTTGAAGATGTTATGTCTGTTGAGTTGAGCAAATGGCAATCTGAAAACAAGCTATGTGTTTCTGATGTGAATATACGCTTGGCTAATGTTGTTAGTCTCGGAGGGCCTAAACATAACGTTGTTACTGGAGTAAGTGTCGATTTAGATAATGAGCTTTGAGTTCAAGAAAAAGCTTCTGCAAGGCGATTATTTTTAATGACCTCAGCATATTATCATTTGTGATTACATTCTGTTACAGTAATAGAAATTTATAACAAATGGTAAAACATGAAAAAATCAACTTTAGGCTGGGGTGCCGCAGGATTAGTAGCTTTAGGGATTTTTGGTTCAGGCAATGATAACTCTCCAAAACAAACTTCAGATTCAGAAAATGCACAGAGTGCAGTAGAGGAAGTTATCGAATCAAAATATATCAACACTAATTCTTTAAATATTAGAGATAAACCAAACGGTCACGTAGTAGGCAAGTTAGGACGTGGAGAAAAAGTTGATATTTATGAGACGAAAGGAAACTGGGCACGTATTTCCTTAAATTCCTCATCACCTCAGTGGTTATCAACAAAGCTATTATGTGAAACGGATGGTTGCTTTAAACAAAAGTCTCGATCAACCACGTCAAATAATTATCAGGCCTTAAAATCTCATCCTCATCATTCTGAAAGAAAACAGAAAAAAACCTACTACGATAGTGATTGTTCATGTGCTGTGGTGGATTATTGCGTGGGTCCTAGAGGTGGGCACTACTGTATTACGAGTGGAGGAAACAAGAGATATAAACCTAGATATTAACTAATTTGAATTATGAGACCTCCTTTTTGAGAGGTATTTTATGTCTTATTCACTACCACCTCATCGGTGGTTTTTTTATGTCTATAGGAATCACTTATGAGCAATTTTGTTTTTAAGCGTGGTGACACATTCAACTTGAATTTGCAGCTGGTTGATATGGATGAAACCCTGCAGTATCCACCGGATGATGTTCGTCGTGCAATTGATCTTACAGGTTATACCTTCACTTCACAGGTTAAAGCTCTGGCTGATGGCGCTGCTGTGGCTACCTTGACTTGCGCAGCATTAAACCAGAGCACACAGAAGGGATGGCTTAACGTTAAATCAGGTGCAAGCACAGCAGCTTGGCCTTTAGGTCTGTGCCAGATGGATATTAAAGCTGTTGTAAGTGGAGTCACCCAGCACACGGATACTCTGATTTTCCAAGTGATTGATGGGGTAACAGCATAATGGCAAATCTTGTTTTTAAATTTAGTTGGGATCATCGGCCATTCCCATATAACGCCTCACAGGGCAAGCGGCAGTTTATGTTGCCATTTGCGTCAGGTATTCCCAATCTGGTACCCAACTTTTCTCAAGTAGTTGGTACTGCAGCTATCTCTCAAGGTGGAACGGGGGCAACTACAGCGGCTGGTGCACGAGCTAACCTAGGCGCAGCTGCAAGTGGGGTAAATAGTGATATTAGTGAGCTTAAGGGACTTACAACCCCTTTATCAATTTCTCAGGGAGGATTAGGAGCTGATAATGCACAGACAGCTAGAATGAATTTGGGGTTAGGAACTGCTGCTGTACTAGCGTCAACAACAAGTCAATATGATCCTACGCCGGGACGAGCACTAAGAGTCGGTGATTGGGGGATAGGGGCTGAAGGTTTTCGTGTATCTGATATGGTTGCTCCTCTTAATAATGGTTTTTTTCGAACAGATGACACTTTAACAAATGATACTGGTAATAGTATTGGTCCTTATGGTTTCTTTTTACACTGTACCCGACGCTCAATGGGTTTATATACAAATGGAAGTCATTCATTTCAGCTTGGGAAAGCTGCCTCATATTCTGCCCTGAAGTATCGATTTAATAATAGTGGTACTTGGTCTGATTGGTTTAATTTATTGACTGCACAAAATACTACAACTGATGGAAATGGTTTTATTAAAGCCGCTTCACCAGTCGTTAAGCTTTTCCAAAGTCATATTGAGCTAAATAACGATGCTGCCAAGCAACCGATCACTTTTGACAAATTAGGCACTGGTGACTATCTGATTAAGGGCTCTTTAGGCTTTGCACAGGAAGGTTGGTATATCGAAGTACCTAAGGATGCCAACGGTAATACGGTAGTAGCAGTTGAATATTCAACCTTAGAAAATGGTGATCTTTCTATTAAAACTTATAAACGTAAGTTTGATGTGGAAAAGGCAGCCATTGTAGCTGATCTCGAAAATCCACTTGATATTCCAGAAGGCCGCTGGATTGATATCCGTCTGCATGAAGAACCTGAACCAGAGCCTGAAGAGCCGTTGAGTGAAACACCAGTGGATTTCCAACCTACAAACTTATCCGAGGCAGTTGCTGCAGCCATGAATGGCGTGGAACCGCCAGAAATCTCAGACACAGACGAAACACTTTAATAACCCGCTATTTTAGCGGGTTTTTTATTGCCTAAATTTTGGAGAACCATAAGTGAGTTCAGGCGCAAAAATTCGATTATATGCTTGTGAAGAAGCAGTTTTAGGAACAACTCCAGCAAACCCGATCTGGTATACCGTTCGAAGAGTAACAGATGGTTTATCTGAAAATGTTTCTACTGAAGAAAGCAGTGAAGTGGTTGATTCACGTTTTCGACAAGGTGGGGTAGTTACTGAAGCAGAAGTAGCAGGTCAGTTAGAGTTTGAATTATCACTTGGAACATTTGATCTATTCCTAAGTGCTTTAGCCTTCAATAACTGGGCGACAAACAGCTTAACAATTGGCGGTGCTGTTCGAAAATCATTAACGTTAGTTAAAGTTTTCGAAGATGTTGGCCAAGTCTTTATTTATCGTGGAGTACAGGTTAATTCTGGTGAAATTACTATCCAGACCACGGGGAAAATCACTGGTAACTTTGGTCTTGTAGGTAGCTCGTTTACTCGTCAGCAAACTAACCCTGTAGTGAATCCGGTGGCAGCCTCAACTCGTCCGCTGGTGAGTATGCCGAACGTGGAAAACTTGCTTATTAATGGTCAATCAATTCAAGGTAAGGCTTGTCTACAGTCTTTGACTATTTCTATTAACAATAACCTTGAAGCAATCCGTTGTATCGGTTCGGGTAAGTACACGCCGGAGTTTTATCTTGAAAAGATGATGGATATCGAAGCAAATGCTTCATTCATGTTCTCGGCTACTGCGGCAGGGTGGATTGATGCAATCAAAACCCGTGATGTGTTCACTTTGACTTTCGATATTAAAGACAGCAAAGGAAGTAAATATTCTTTCAACTTCCCTCAATTAGAAGTGATGGAAGCCAATCACCCGGATGGTGGTGGTGATGACATCATTACTGTAGACATCAACTTTGCTCAAGTTCGTACAGCGCCAACAATTGTACGTGCTCTTGTGTAATCAACTTATTCAGTAACAAAGCCTATGGAATCCCATGGGCTTTTTTATTTCTAAAAATTAGAGGTTGCTATGGCTTTAAAAGTCGGAATTATTAAAAGCTCGGACGTATCAAAATGGTGCGAATACAAAGGTGCTGATGGAGAGGTACAGGCAGAATTTAAAGTCCGTGGTATCGCTTATAAGCCTTTTCAGGTAGCTATTGAACGAGCAGGAAATCAGATCTCGTCTAAAGGCTATGATGTGATGGTCAAAGATGAAAATGCCAAGCTTTACCATGAATTGTTAATGGATGCATGTGCTGCCCACTTAATTGAAGACTGGAAAGGTGTGGTATTTGCCGAAATCGTAGACGGTAAAACTGTTGAGTCTGAAAAGCCATATACCCCTGAGAATGCCTCAAAACTTCTCAATCAAGGTGACATTGGTATTTCAATCTGGTTATTCATTAAAGAGCAGGCCCAGAAGATTCAGGAAGAAGCCGACAAGGACAAGGCTTTAATTCTGGGAAAGTCATCGAGCTCTACAAATACCAAAAAGCGTATGCGTCGAAAACGCCGCACGAAATCGAACAAATCAAGTTCTTAGGCGGCCGAATTCCTGATCCGCCAGAATATTCTTATGCGGCTGATTCAATTCTTTCGGCATTTAGTACTATTGCCAGATCCAGACGATATGAGCAGGGCATCCCGTTATCTTTAGATCAGCAGGCAATCAATGTCTATGCAGAGCATAATGATTTACCAGTAGCTGCTCATATCTTTAATGACTGTATTTTTGCATTGGATAACTTGTTTTTAGATGAAGCCCATAAAAAAATAAATTCCAAGTCCTCAAAAAAGTAACCCTAGAGTTATTTACATATAATAACTCTAGGGTTATTATTATCTCATCAAGTTAATAAGGGATTGGTGTGAAAAGTCTGGATTTAATCAAAATGATTGAAGCAGATGGTTGGTATGAGGTTAGGGTTTCAGGAAGTCATCATCACTTTAAACACCCAACCAAAAAGGGGTTAGTTACAATCCCACATCCTAAAAAGGATTTACCAAACGGAACTGTTAAAAGCATTTTGAAACAAGCGGGTCTAAATTGACCCGCTGTTTCCCGACTTTAAATACTATATCCCTTACAACTAATCATAACGCAGTGGGCGATATGTTTATGCCAAGGGCATGGAGTGTTGAGATGTTATATCCAATTGCAATTGAACGAGGATCAGATACTGAGGCATTTGGTGTCACTGTTCCTGATATTCCAGGTTGTTTTAGTGCTGGTGACACACTTGAAGAAGCTATTGAGAATGTTAAAGAAGCTATTTCAGGCCATTTAGAAATATTGGCTGAAGATGGTGAGGAAATCCCATTAGCTTCCGAACTAGTTAAATTTGTCGATGATCCTGAATATAAAGGAATGATCTGGGCGGTTACCGAAGTTGATGTTAGTCGTTATCTGGGTAAACCAGAAAAAATCAATGTTACTTTACCAAGCCGTTTGATTCGTAAAATTGATGAGAATGTAGGTAAAGGTAAGAGATATACTACTCGATCGGCTTTCTTGGCTGCTGGTGCTGAAAAACTTTTACATGCATAGCTTGATTTAAAAGACCACCTTCGGGTGGTCTTGCTTTATGTGACATTTAGTAACCAGTTTGTTAAAGTTAAAACAATTTATAACAAATGGTGAAAATTCATGAAACAAGTCATTTTAAGTCTTTTATTAGTTCTAAGCTCATTAAATTTTGCGGAAGCAGGTAGAGGCAGACAACCGTGCTCTGGTAAGAAAGGTGGGGTAAGTCATTGCGATGGTAGTAAGTTTGTTTGTAATGATGGTTCCATCAGTGCTTCTAAAAAGATCTGCTCTAGATAGGTGATGTGATGGGATTAAATTTTAGAAAAAGTATAAAAATTGCTCCGGGAGTCCGGGTAAATATAAGTAAAAAAGGAGTCTCAAGTGTTTCTGTGGGTGGGAAAGGTGCACGTGTAAATGTAAGTAAGAAGGGTACTCGCACAACAGTAGGTATTCCAGGTACTGGTTTATCTTATTCTAAGTTCTCTAGTCATACTAAGAAAACGACACGTAGAAGAGAACCTGATTTTAATAATCCAGATAATGTATGGGGTTACCCTAAATCTGAATGGATAATCAGTGGAGTTATTTTATTTATAGCTTTAATAATTTTTATTTGGATTATTAGTTGATTTTTTAAATTTTGATATTTGATAGGTTTATATATGAAAAAGATTATTTTATTAGGTTTAATATTAGGTTTAGCAGGGTGTATGTCTACTGCTAATTTTTTTGAAGTGCAAGCCACCTCTGTTCAGAATAGCGGTTATTGGACCGGGCAATATGATCGATTAGTAGGAACATTAAAGTTAAATTCCGATGGAACTGGTGTTATTTGTCAGGATGGAATGGGAACAGCGAGAGTAATGTCTGTTAAAAAATCAAATGATAAACTCTATTCACAGGATGGCAGCTTCTGGAAAGTGCAAAATGAAACACTCAACTCTATGAAATTAAATTATGCAATTGGTGGTGGTTATGAAATGAAAAAAGATGATGATTTATCTTTGGCAACACCAGCATGTAAAGAAAAATTGAAAATGAATTCAAATTGATTTGTTAAAAACTTGACTTAGATCAGGTTTTTTATTTTTGATTAATGACCGCCTTTTAATGGCGGTTTTTTATTGCCTAGAGGAAAAGTAAGATGGCACAAGAATCCCGTTTGGTCATTGTTATTGATTCGCAAAATGCTGAACGTAATGCGCGTAATCTAGGCAATGAACTGGATAGCATTGAGCGTAAAGGTGATTATGCTTCTAAGTCTATGGATGGCTTATCTGTAGCTACTCGAGCACTAGCTGGGTATATGGCTGGGCTAGTAACAGTAAGTTCTGCCATTTCAAAGATGGATACATATACTGGACTACAAAACCGTCTTAAGTTGGTCACTAATAATCAAGTTGAACTAAATAAAGCAACGGAAGACACTTTCCGAATTGCTCAAAAAACCTATTCAGCTTGGGATTCTGTGTTACAGGTTTACCAGCGTTTTAGTGATAATGCTAAAACGCTAAATCTCACAATGGATGACACAGCACGTTTAACTGAAACAGTTTCTAAAGCTGTAGCAATTAGTGGTGCAAGCGCAGAAGCTGCTGATGCAGCTTTAGTTCAGTTCGGGCAGGCTTTGGCAAGTGGAACGTTGCGTGGAGAAGAACTTAATTCTGTAATGGAGCAAACCCCAGCATTAGCTAAAGCAATTGCTCAGGGTATGGGTATTACTGTAGGTGAATTACGTTCAGTAGCTGCTGAAGGAAAAATTACTTCACAGGAAATCGTGAAAGCACTTAGAAATGTCCAAGATGAAGTTGATGCTCTTTTTGCTAAAACTGACATTACAATTGGTCAATCATTAACTCTACTTAATAATGAAATTACTAAATTTGTAGGAGAGGCTGGTAAAGGAAGCGGAGCAGCACAGGCTTTATCAGGATCGATTCAGTTATTAGCAAATAATTTGAATTTAATTGCAGACAGTGCATTTGCCATTGGTATTGGCTTAATGACAAAAGCTGTTTTAACAAAAACGGTTGCTGTACAAGCGAGTATTGCAGCGTCAACCAAACAAGTGTTTGCCACAATTGCTGAACGTAATGCAAATATTGCAGCAGCAAAAGCTGAAGTGGAATCTGCGCTTGCCGAAGCACAAAGTACGCAGGTGACACTAACGAACATCAAAGCTACTCATGCTCAGATCATGGCAGAAATAGAACTCGAAAAAGTTCGTTTAAAAGCCCAAATCACTGAACAAGGTCGCACGGCTACCATCACACGAATGGCTCAGCTTGGACGATTACAAGCTCAAGTTGCGTTAGAGGTTGCTGCCGCAGAAACAGCTCAATCAGCATCATCTGCAAGATTATCAGCAGCCTTAACAGCGCAATCTGTTGCTACAAGTCGTTTAGCTTTGGCAAAGTCAGCGCTTATGGCGATTTTTAGCCCAATGGGTTTAGCAATTGCAGCAACAGCCGCATCTTTCTATTTACTAAGCAGCAGTTCGGATGAAGTCAAAGAGTCTCTTGCAACACAATCTGACTCGGTTAGTGATTTAACAGATAAGTACATAAAGTTAAATACTGTGCAAGCATTAACAGAGGGTGTGCGGTTACGCAAAGAGATTGAGCAGCAAAATGATGCAATTGATGATGCTAGTGGAGCTATCAAACGTTTTGCTTATATCCAAAAGGAATTATTTAAATTATCTGGCAGTGATTATGAAGATTATCAAAATGCCATTAAGTCTATTGCTACAGGTGCAAGCGATGCAGGTGATCTCTTAAAAAAGATGATTTCTTCTGGTCGTTTTAGTCAGACTCAAATTGATAAACTTATTGAGTTCTCTAGTGCAGTAGCAGAATCAAAAAATAAGATTGAGCAGGGTAATACTGCTCTAAAACTCTTAAATGCTACTTCTGGACAACATGTTGATGTAACGGCCGAATCAATTAAGCAATTAACAATTCAAACAAACTTAACAAAAGTCGCTACTCAAAATTTCACTGACATGAAAACACAAATGCTTGATTCATTACGAGCACAAGTAGAATTCATTCGGTTAAATGGTGGTAGCGAAGAACAAGTTAAATCGTTGAATAAGGTAATCCAGGCATATTCTTTAAATCAAATTTCAGCAACTGATGCTGTGGACAAGTTCAACAGTACTGCCAAAGTTCCTGCTGAAAATATCAAGGGGTTACAGGATTATGCTACTAAAACGGATCAGTCTAAAATTGCGTTGAATCAGGCTAATGCTGAGCTGAAGAAACAAAACGACTTACGTAATGAGTACCTAAAACAACATCAAACTGTACTTGGTGCTCAACAAGGAGAAACAAATGAATTAAATAACCAAGTCGCTGCACAAGAAAAGTTAAATAAGTTACGAGACAACGCCAACAAAGATATTCTGAAAAATGATTTTCTTATAAAAAACACTAAGGCATTTGGTGGTGGCGAAAAGGGTCTTGATAAGGCGCGTGCGGCATCAGAGTTTTATACCGACAATAAAATTCCGATGACTAGAAGTTTAACTAGTCAGGAAGCTGCAATTTTTGAGGCTTGGTATAAGAAGCAGAAGGAAGCCAAGGACTTACAAGAAAGCATTTCTGAGTCTACCAGAAAGCAAACAAAAGAGGTTGAAAAACAAACCAAAGAGTCTGCCAAACAAGCTGTTCTACTTGCGGGGAATAATGAGCGAGTGAGAAATATGCTTCGGGTTTACCAATCCTTCCGTAATGCAGGCTTAGGCGATAAACAAGCTCGTGTAATGACAGCTCAAGTTGGACGAGAGACTGATTTTAGAAATGAGGCAATGTTTGGTAGCCATAAGGATGAAAATAATGGTTATACAAATACTGGATTTTTATCATGGCAAAAAAGTCGCTCAACTAAATTAATGCAGTCTTTACAAGGGCAAGGAGTCTTGGATAAAAACGGTAAAATCCAGCAAACTCAAGATGCATTAGATGCAATGGCTAAACACGCTGTGCAAGAGGCGATGACCGATAAAAGTTATAGTAAATCTAAAGCAGCTCTTCTTAATGACGATTTAGACTATCGAAGTTTAGAGAGAATCGTTGCCAAAAATTTTGTTGGCTGGGACTATGACGGGAAAAAGCTTGGCAAAGCTAAAGCTTCACAGCATTTAGCCAAACAAGACTCTTACTATAATCAGCTTAGTAAAATTTTAGGGGATAACCCCGAAGCAGCCTCAAAAGCAATTAGTGATCTTTCGAAATTCGAAGATGAAGCATATAAGGCACGTGCAAAAACTCTTGAGGAAATTAAGCAGCTCCAAGCAACATATGATTCAGAAACAGTTGCTAGAAGCAAAAAACGTGAGGAGGAAATCAACAAAGCAACCATTTTAGGTCAATCAAATTTAATCCCAAAAATTAATGAGCGTTATGATGCTGAAGATAAGTTAGCTCAGAAGCAATTTGATTTTGAAGTAAATGGTTATAAGTGGACTGAGAAGCAAAAGCTTGAGTACACATATGAAATCAATTCTTTGCGATTAGTTGCTGAAGGCAAACTCTCTGAAGATCAAAGAAAGGTTGCTTTAGATGGCCTGGAATTGCAAAAGCAGCAAGAGTTAGGATTACTAAAACTTGCTCAGGAACAGCGGTTGTTTCAGGCTGAGCAATTCATGCTGGGAGAAATGGAGCGTATCAAAAAACGTTATGCGCTTGAGTATGATGAAATATCAAAAATCACTGATCTTGAAGAGCGTAGAAGGAAGATGAGTGCATTTCAGGCTGATTTTATTCGTAATGGTGTGGGGAATCCAACAATTGATCAGTATGATACCTCTAGTCAGTTTCTTAAATCGACAAACTACACCAAGCCCAAGCAAACCAATATGCAAGTATTGGATGAAGATTACGCTCAAACTTATCAAAAGTTGAAAGATAATCTTGCAGCTGTTTTGGAGTCTGAAAAAGCTAGTTATCAGGAACGATTGGAGGCGGAGCGCGTATTCAAAGAAGCAAGACAGCAAATGGATAATGAGTACCACCTGAAGGCGATTGATGCAAGAAAAGCAGATCACGACAGTCAATTGCAATTATACAGTCAGATGATTTCATCTGCTTCAAGCACATGGGGAGGTTTAACTCAAATTGTTAAGGATGCGCGTGGTGAAAATTCACGCTCTTTCAAGGCAATGTTTATAGCTCAACAATCCTTTGCTATTGCTTCTGCGATTATCTCTGCTCATTTGGCAGCTACACAAGTAGCTGCTGATGCAACGATCCCATTTTTTGGGGCAAAAATTGCGGCTTCAACCGCCATGCTTGCTATGGGATATGCAAATGCTGGTTTGATTGCTGGGCAAACAATAGCTGGATTCTCAGATGGTGGTTACACTGGATCTGGTAGAAAATATGAACCTGCAGGTATTGTCCATAAAGGAGAGGTGGTCTGGTCCCAAGAAGATATTAAACGCTGGGGGGGAGTTGGTTTAGTTGAGAAAATGCGTAAGAGTGCAAACCCTGAAGCATTTATCAATAACAATGCCTCGACTGATAGTGTCATGCGCCGTGCATTGATGAGCTCTAATGCCTTTATAGAAAGCCAAAAGCAGGCTGACATCTTTAATCAACCAGTTCAAGATACTCAGATTATCTATAAGGGTAATAGAGACACACCTAAGTTAGCTTCTTCGGCAAGTTCTGACCTATTCCATGATGGTAAAGTCTATTTTTCTTCAAATGGTTTAGTTCAGGATCGTTCAAATCTGGATGATGTTCAGGATTTTACTTTAGGACGTACTTCACGCCCTCAAGCTGAGATTATGCCTTCAATTGAGCCAGCTGCACCGACAATCAATTTCAAAATTGAAGTGATTAATCAGGTGAGTGGGGCGACAGTTGAAGCTGAACAACTGGATGAGCAAACAGTCCGGATCATTGTTACAGATGAACTGGATAAGCAGCTTCCAAGAAAGGTACCGAAACTTGTAAGTGACCAAATCGCAAATCCAAACTCAACCATTAGTCGGTCTTTGACTGAGAATACGACAGCAAGACGGAATCGTTAATCAATAAAACCACCTTTCGGGGTGGTTTTTTATTACCTGAAGGAAAGTTATGTACAAGTTAAAGCTAAATCCTCAGACCAGCGGCTATGGCGTAACACCGGGTGATGATGTGAAACGTCAGCAGATGGATGGCGGTCGTGGTCGCTATTACATCGATGTAAAACGTAATAGTCATATTGTCGATGTGAACTGGAATTTAAGTAAATCCGATTTTAATAAAATGATGGCGTTCTGGCGGGTCTACCAGAATAAGCCAGCTTCATTTTATGCGGATCTGGTGATTGATCAGGGGGAACGTCAGCAATATCTATGCAATTTCATTCCAAACTCGTTCAAGACCAATGAAGTGAATGGCAACCTTTACCGGGTAAATGCACAGCTCGAAGTTGTTCAAAACCAGCCTAACCTTATCGCTGATCAGGCACTTATCAAAGATTGGGAGGTCTAATGGATAACGAATATGCCAAATTCTTTTTCAATCGAAAAGTAGATGTTTATCAACTGGAATGTATTGAACTATCACACCCTTCTTTTATGAATACTTACCGGGTGGTACGTAATGATGACCGTGGAGTGTATGTTCAGCACAATGAAGGCGCGGGGCAAGTATTTTACGAATACCTACCAATGACAATTCAAAGATCCGGAATGCTCGGTGATCTGGACCAGACTTTGACCGTTTCAATATCTGGGCTTGGTGATATTTTGCCGGATGAGTTTGAACGGGTAATTGAGGGGCAATATTCTAATGTAAAGCCGACCGTAAATTACCGCCTTTATAGTTCAGATAACTTGAATACACCAATGTTTTATCTACTAGGTCTACAACTCTCCAGTGTTGCCATGAATCATAAAGCTGTGACATTCAAGGCTGAATCACCACGATTAAATACTGCGAAGACTGGAGATATCTTTGCACTGGATCGTTTTAGTGGTTTGAAGGGGGCTATATGAAGAGTCACGATCATTTGCTCGATAAGCAATATGACGAGGAATACTACAACTGTGTTCACTTCGCGCATGAAGCTGCAATGGATCTATATGATATTGATCGAGGAGAGGCGCTTGAGTTTTTTATGAAGCCCGTCAAAGAGAAGGTATTTCTGCCATCAAGATTGAAGTTACTAAATCCATTGCCTATGCCTAAGGAAGGCTGCATAGTCGCCTTTCACTCTAGATACCGAAACAAGCCCCCACATGTGGGGCTTTTTCGTTTGGGGCGTATTTTGCATTTGCAGGAATCAGGCGTTTCATGGATGCCAATTCAAGTCGTTCAAGCATTTGGATTTAATCGTGTGAGTTTCTATGATTAAGATTATTTATAAACAAGACCCTTTATCCGAAGACAAAACAATTGAACACGCCGAAACTTTGGGTCAATGGCTTACTTCAAAATATGACCATATGCCTGAGCATGTCCGTATTTTTCATACCACAAGCAATATGGATCATGCAGAAATTTCATTTGCGAATGAAGTCACGCCGAAGAATGCATATGAATTAAAGCAGCTCGATTTCTTGCCAGGCACTTTCATTGTAATTGAGAATCCCAAGGGTATGGACCCCATAACTCTAGCTTGGATAGTGGTTGCCTCTATAGTTATGGGTGTGGCTGTTGCATTATTAATGCCAGTACCATCAATTACCCAAACCAACCAGAATAACAATCAATCCTCGTCTGCAAATAACGAATTATCAAACCGTGAAAATAAAACTCGCGTAAATGGTCGTATTGCTGATATTTATGGTGCCGCTCACGATACCCCTGATCTGATTACTGTGCCTTACAAGGTATATGAAAACAATGTCGAAGTAGAGCATGTTGTTGGTTGTATTGGTCGTGGTCACTATAAAATTAACGGTGCATATGACGGTGAAACCAACATTGTTGATATTGCCGGCGCATCGGTAGAAGTCTTTCGACCAGGTGTAGATATTGTTTCAGGTGAGCCATATTTTTCGCTTGGTACCGAAATTACCACGCCCCCACTAACGGTTCAGCATCAAAACTCGGTGAATGGCCAGATCTTGCGTCCGGCAGATACTCAAAGCTTGGAAGGTACCAACTATCTTCTTTTTGCATATCCAAATGAGATCTTGCGTGCATCTGCAAACAATACTGATTTAACCACTAAGTTTGTTAGTAATGACCGGGTAGAAATCACAAATGCTTCGTTTACTTTTAACGGCCAGACTTATGATTTAAACGGTACATATAGCGTTCTATCGGTAGCTGATGACCGTATGGCATTGTCTAATCCGGCTGCGGTAAACTCCAACTGGTTAAAGCTTAAAGAGTTAAGTAACCAACAAACAACAGCTTTATCACCAAAGATAAGTTCAATAGGTGAAAAGTGGATTGGTCCTTTCATTCTGGACAATGTTGAACGTAGCCGGGTGCTGTGTAATTTTGTGGCCACAAATGGACTTTATACCGTTTCAGCAGGTGGGAATCAGGCCGCTGTTAACGTCACGATTGAAGTTGAAGTAACGCCGGTTAATGAATCTGGTGCAGCTATTGGTAATCCAATGCTGAAGCAGATCATTTTGAAAGGCTCGGCAAAGTCACGTCAGACAGTTGGTGCAACGCTGGATTTTGTGACATTTCAGGGTCGCTGTAGTGTCCGTGCACGTCGTTTAACACCAACACCGGCGGTTACAACGGTAGTAGATGAAGTAAAGTGGCAGGCGCTTTATGGTGCTTATCCTTTGCAAAGCACAGTGTATGAACATGAAACGGTTTTTCGTGCGCGCACTTATGCAACCACTGGAGCTTTATCTGTTAAGTCCCGCAAGATCAATTTTGATCTTCAGCGGATGTTACCGACTTTTAAAAACGGCGCAATGACGACAGAGCTATTTCCAACATCAAGCTTTGCTGATGCATTGGTTTCAATGGCACTGGATGACAAGATAGGCCGCCGTACGATCGACGAAATAGATCTGGAAAATATCTATCGGACTTATAACGATGTAGTTGATTATTTTGGTACACCACTTGCGGCTGAGTTCTGTACTACGATTGATGATACAAACCTGTCTTTTGAAGAGCTGGTCACCAATCTTTGTGATGCTGTATTTTGTACCGCATATCGGCAAAACAATAAGCTCAAGCTTTACTTTGAACGTCCAACTGATAACTCGGTAATGCTGTTTAACTTCAGGAATATCATTCCGGATAGTTACAAGCATGACCTTACCTTTGGCGTGATGGATGACTACGATGGACTGATCTATGAATACACGGATCCGACCGACGATAGTCGTATCAATATCTACTTGCCGGACAAAGGAGCGAAGAACCCGAAAGAAGTGAAATCCGTTGGTGTGCGAAACAAGTGGCAAGCTCATTTTAATGCGTACCGGATCTGGAACAAGCTTCGGTTTCAACGTAAATCCATCACCTTTGATGCGGCGCCTGAGTCTGAATTGCTTGTGCTACGTGACCGTATTGCCGTAGCAGATTATCGCAATGGTATTCATCAAAGTGGGGAAGTGGTACAGCAAGAGGGTTTAATCCTCACCTTAAGCCATGATGTAGATTTCATTGCAGGCAAGAGCTATGTGATCTATCTGCAAATGGGGGATGGCACAGTGGACCTTATTCCTGTTACCGCTGGATCTGCCAAGAACAAGGTGGTTTTAGGCCGTTTACCGAACGGGGCCTTAAAGCTTAGTCCTGATGATTTTGTGAATACTATCTATACGGTGGTTAATGACGATACCAAAGGCTCATTGCCTTATCTGGTTGCAAAAAGAGAACCGGCTGACCAGTTCTCTAATACCATTACTGCAATTAATTACGATGAACGTTATTACCTCAATGACAAGGACTTTATTGATGTGCCAGTAGATGATTCACCGATTTACATTCGATATGACCAGCTAGATATAAATCTGGCACGTTTATTTCAAATGCAAAGAGGTGATTTACCAACGACTGGCGAAATCAGTTTTGTAGTTGAAGCTGGTGCGCTGGTTTCAAGCTCAAGTTCTTATCGACCGGAAACCAGATTTGTCTATAAATTCGACTATAAGTCTAGTCCTGCAAAACGAGAGTATATCGTTCCTGCTGCAACTGAATTACCAGCGATAGATACAGGGGAGTTCCCACCTGATCTGGTGGTAAATCTGACTATTAAAGGTGCTGTTGTTGGACGTGGTGGAGATGGCGGTTTGCCACATCTAGCTTACGGAGATTGGGAAAAAGATTCTGACTTCAATTTTACCAAAACCCGCCGTGATGGTTTTCAGGGAGCACCCGGTCTATTAAACCGGCACAGTAAACTAAACCTGATTATTGATGGTGGAACTCTGGCTCGAGGCGGCTCAGGTGGTGGAGCAACACCAAGTGGTATTTACACTGGATCATCTTATGGGGTTCAGGGAATTCCTGGTGGTGCTGGAGCACCATTTGGTCGGGTCATGACTGGACAGCCGATTTCAAATGACTCACAAGATTATCGCCTCTATCTGGAGAGTTATTTATTGGTTATGAAAATCACTGATGCTGAAGCTTCGGTACCCGGTAAAGGTTACCGAACCCAAAATGACCGTTATGGGTCTCCATTATCAGGTGATGGTGGAAACTGGGGCGAACGAGGTACCAAATCCACCAATGATGGAACATGGAACTGGCAATACCATGGCACAACTGAAGGCCAGCCGGGGCCGGGTGGACCTGCAATTGTTGGGGTGGCGCCGCTAACAACTCAATTGATTAACGGAGGGAAAATCTTACAAACCCTTTAAACTTTAAAAGAACTTTGAGCACCCAATTCGGGTGCTTTTTTTATTGCCTATTTCTGGAGAAACAAAATGTCTGAAACTCAGTCTGCACTTGAAGCTAGTGCAGCAACATTAACATCAAAAGTAACAGCAACCAGCGGTGTGGGGTCATTTATCGGATTTGCAGCAAAGATCGATGTTATCGCATGGGGCGGCTTGCTAATTGCTGCACTTGGCTTAGCAATTCAAATTTATTTTGCACTTCAGAAAAATCGCCGTGAAAAGGTGGAGCACGAAATGCGAAAGGCTGAATACAAGTTGCGTATAAAAAACTTAAAAGGTGACTGTAATGTCAAACAAGACTAAATATATTGCAGCAGTCTTAGCAGCTTCGGCTGCTTTTTTTGTGGGCGTAAAAAATGATGAAGGGTTTACATCAAAGCCAGTAATTCCCGTTAAAGGGGATCGGCCAACACAGGGCCATGGTTCTACATTTAAACCTAACGGCTCACCCGTAAAAATGACAGATCCACCAATTACACGTGCGACCGCAGATAAGTGGTTGCGAAATGATGTGGCCAAGCGTGAAGTCGCGTTTAAAGATTCATTGAAGGGCGTGAAATTATCTCAAACTGAATATGACCTATACCTTGATTTCACGTATCAATACGGGATTGGCGCATGGTCTGGCTCATCGATGCTGAAAAACCTAAAACTAGGTAAATATAAAGCAGCTTGTGATTCATTATTGAAATGGAAATATGTTGCAAAGCGCGATTGCTCTATTCGTAAAAATGGGTGTTATGGCGTCTGGACCAGACAGCTTGAACGACATGCTAAATGTATAGGAGCGCAGTGATGTGGATTGTATTTGCTGCTAAATTTTGGCGAGAAATCATTATTGGTTTTCTCGCTTTTTTATTGGTCATCTGTTTGGCCGTACTAAATCACAAGACTGGTCAGCTAAAAGAAGCTGAACAAAAGTGTCAGTCACAGATCCAAGAAATTGAACGCAAGAATTTAAAAGCCCTTGCCGAAAAGCAAAATCAGATCAATAAAGTGAGCGCAGACTATGAACGAGTCAAAGCAGAGCAAAGCACCAAAGTTGAAACAGTTACACGTGAAGTGCAAAAGATCGTGGAGCGTCCTGTTTATAAGTCTAGCTGTATTGATGATGACGGGATGCAGCAACTCAATGAACTCATTAAAGCCGGCAATACCAGCTAATCTTATTCAACCATGCCCAAATCTAAATGAATTGGCAGGTACAACAGGCAAAGATTTAATGATCTGGTCAGTTGATACAGTTGCAAAATATAATGACTGCAAAGCCCGTCATGATGGAATTATAAAAGCCCTCAATTGAGGGCTTCTTTTTTATTTATAAACTTTACTTGTTTAAAAAAATTGATAAAAAAATGAAAATAGCATAAGTAATGATTCCCGCTATGAAAGTAATAAATTGAAGTCTGCTGAAAATACCAGCTTTCTTTAGAGATGTTTCCATTTTATCTAAAAGTTCATTTTTCTCATTAGTTGAGTTTTTCCAGTTTGCTAATTGAAGTAAGAGACTGTTTTGATTCGTTGCATCAATTTTTTTCACAAGATGGCTGTAGCCAAATACAAAGCTAAGAGCTAATAAACATAAAGCATATATTGGAAAATAGATTAATTCATTCCACTTACCATCCTTAACTTCAGCCAATATATAAGCAATCGAAGCGGTCGAGGCTGTTATTAACATGAATGCAACTTTTTCAGATAAGCTTAAAACGTGTTTACTAAGTTCAATTGCATTCTGTGAGTTAGACATATTTATAATTCCGTAATTCGAACATAAGTTATCTTGATATTTTTAGCATACCTTCCCAAGTAAAATAATTATTTGATTTAAGATTTTGAGACATCGACCAGACTCGGTTTTGATACATGCTTCCGCCGAACCCAAGTTTATATTTTCCATATTTCTCTTGAATACATTCTATTGCACACATTAAATTTTCTGTTTTTTCTAAATCACTATAGTCTGTCAGCAAGTCATAAGTATAAGAATTTTTACTTTCAAGCGCAGTCAAAACCACCCCGCATTTTTTAAAATCCACTCCATATCTATAAATATAATCAATCATTGAAGTTGAAGCCTTCACCAAGCGTCTTACGTCATCTGTCGGGACACTAAATGATTGTGATAATTCACCCTTATAAAAAGGCTTGTTCACATCGAACGGGCTAGAGTGTGCAAAAGCCACAATACAACCACACAACACTTGATCTTTTCTAGCTCGTGTAAAGGCTTCTTGCGTCCTTCTGGCAATAGCTTCCTTTAAGTCATCTTTATCAATAATCTTTTGTTTAAATGCTCTTGATGAAATGATTTGTTTACGTGTCGGTGGTGTATCTTCAATTTCGATGCAAGCAATACCGTTTAACTCAAGAACTGTTCTTTTCATTACAACGCTAAATAAAGATTCGATGTGATACGGATTTGCCATCATTAAATCAAATACGGTATTTATTCCCATCGCTTCTAACTTTCTAGAATGCTGCCTACCCACACCCCAAACTTCCGAAACTTTTGTCTGTTTATAAAGTAAGTTGCGAATGTTTTCTGGAAAGGAGACAAGGTTGCACACGCCGTTAAAATTTGGATAAGTTTTAGCGATGTGATTGGCTATTTTGGCTTCGGTTTTAGATCTTCCGATCCCAACACACACCGGTAGACCAATCCACATAAAAACTCTGTCTTTCATTAACTTTGCATAAGCATTTAAATCATATTTATATTCGTATGCTGTTAGCTCTAAGAAAGCTTCATCAATGCTATATGTTTCATGTTCATGCGGGGCAACAAACTGTTTTAAGATTGCATGAAATCGTTTGCTCATCTCTGCATAGACAGGGTAGTTGCTTGAAAGTACTGCTACATTGTTACGCTTAACCAGATCAATTATTTTAAATAATGGTTCACCCATCTTAATTCCAATAGCTTTAGCTTCTGCGCTGCGCGCAACAGCACAACCATCATTGTTGGAAAGAACAATGACAGGTCTATTGTTTAGCTTTGGATTAAAGAAACGCTCAATACTTGCATAGCAATTATTTACGTCAACGAGTGCAAAAATTCGCCTTTTCATACCATTTTGAAATCGTAACAAATTCAAGATAAATGGTAGAGTTGAGTAAAGAGAAATTCAAATTTAAAAAATTGTGGATAAACAAGTAAAAGTCAAAAATTGTCGCAGTATCTGGCGCATTTGGTCGGAAATTCTTCAGTTCTGATCTAGGTTGAGCGGTGAATTCATCAGCAGGCATATCTAAGAAAAACTCTTTAGCTTCTTCATGTTTGCAGTGAAGCCAGTCTTGCCTTAATTCGGGTGGAATAACAATAATAGAGCGCTTCTCATCAGTAGGAGCATGAAATTGCTTCATGAAGGGGTGGTGGTCAGAATTAATTGTGAGCATGCTCATAGATCTGATTTCTTCGCCGTTCACAACTGCATATTCATAAATGCCGGCAATTGTAAAAGGCATTTCATCTTTGCGATAAATTCCCCACCATTCAGGCTTATTGTTTATGTACTTTGGCTCAAAAATTACATCAGCAGGAATTAAGCAGAATTGATTTTTCTTCCATGCATTACGAAAGCTGGGCTTTTCGTGAACAGTCTCGGTTCTTGCATTGTAAGTATTATGAACTTTTTTAAGTTCTTTAACCCATGGGGCTACTAAGCCAAATCTAGCTAAGCGCCATTCCATCTGCTCTTTTTTTGAAAATAAGAGTGGAGCTTCATAGTTTGGGTAAATATGAGATTTATATTCAAATGTTGGCTCAAACAGATCCAGTAAGTGAATTCTATCTTTTGCAATCGGTTCATAGTTTGAGCACATATCCCACCTATATTGTATTGATATCTTTTATGAAAATTATTATCTCCGCCTTAAAACTACTTTATCTATATTCATAGTAGTTTTTTAGTAGTTAATTAATTTTCCTTTAATTTTAAATTTTCACTAATATATTTTCTTAATTCTACTTTCTCCAAACCTCTAATGGCATAGCCATAAGATGTAGTAGTAGTCCATTTTTTGCCGTCTAAATCAATATAGTCAAACTTTAACTTTAATCTTAAAAATTTAAGTAAGTCTTCCTTGTTTCCATTTTTATAAAGATATTCCGATTTGCTTAGGATAAATCCGTATAGTTGTGCATAATTAAAGTACTGATTTGTAATGTTAGAAATCTTTTCATCTTTAGTAATAAAATAAAGTTCATGTAGTAAACCAAGTAGTTCATTAACATTATTTATAAATTCACTTAAATCTGATTCATTTATCTCAATAGGAATGGTTCTATCAGGTTGATCGGGATACAGAAGGTATTTGCTAATTAATCCATCATACTTATGTTCTAAGGGTGAAATTTTACGTATTATCTTTAAAATATCCTTTTTATGTTCAGTTTCGATGCTTAAATTATGTGGCTTTACCCAGTCATCATACAAAGAGTATGCGATGTAAGCCGCTGCTAAGGTAGTAATGCCACCAAAAACAGAACCTACAATAGACCAAGTATCTTTTAAAGAGCTTGACGAGCCATTAAAGTCAAAAATAATCCATGTTAGTGCAAATATAAACAATAATGACACGAATGAAACGGCAACAACATTTCCAATTAAATCTTTCGTTTTCAT